CTAGACGCTCTTCTCCTCGCAAAGACATTTCACTCGCCATGTCGGACTTAGGGTTGTTCGCTATGTATACGCCCGTATCGCGTAAATTAGGGCTGATGTCCATTATCATAGGATCATTGCCCTCTTTTGCACGAACCTTCATTTCGTTTACGGCTTCTAACGGCGTAAACGGTTTTTTAGTTTCAGGATTAATACTTTTATCAAGTAACTCTGCCATTTTACTGTACGCAACACGTACCGCATTTTCTGGCATACGATCTTTAATAATTTGACCAACTTTACCTGCACCCCCAATAAGAGCGCCACCGCCTGCACCAAACAATGCCGATATACCGCCCTGATTAAGCGTATTAGACACCGCATTTTCAGGTGACCCGATACTGTCGATAGCGCCCGCAATTACGCCTTGATTGAAGCCCGCACGTGCACCTAAACCAATTGCAGAGTTTCCAATCTTACCTATAGCTTGCCCTACTTTACTCGCTACCATAGGGTTAACGAGTTTTGGTGCAATTTTTGCCGCTAACTTACCTATACCTGTTGAAGCACCTATAGGGTTAAGAAGCATACCGGCAACGCTACTTACGCCTCCAAATACTGGATTTTCTTGCGTAAACTCTGCACGCTCTTGATCAATGGCGTCTTTGTACAGATTATATTGCTCTCGAAAGTCTTTACCCTTGAAAGCTTGTTTTGCTGCATTTACACCTGCATCAGCCGCATCACTTAAACCGCCCGTAAGATTACTCATCATGTTTTGGTTGCCACCACGTAAGGCGTCATCAAAACCTTGAGTTACTTTAAAGGGGCTTTTTTTACGCTGTTTACGTTCTTGTACAATACTATCAACTTGGGCTCTGCGGCTATCAGCAGCACTAGGTTGTGCAGGTGCGGCGCTTTGTGCTTTTGCCGGATACTGTTCACGAATGCGTGCAACTACGTCCGGGGGCGTGCCGTCCGCAACTCTTACATACTGACCGTTTGGCATACGCACTAAAGGCATTATTTTATCCTACTACCGTTAACACCATAAGAAGGTACAGATGAACTCCATTCATCAAAACTAGGTCCACTACCTGAAAGAGGTACTTCTTTAGAATACGCCTGCCACTCGCGAAGGAAGTCAAGTCCCCTGCCCTCAGCTATTGCACTAAGTTTTGCAGTTTGATACTGGTTTACTCGCTCGTATATTGAACGCATGCGTGCGATAATTGCCGTATTTGCATTACGTGTTTTTCCGATATTAGGCACGGTCTCTTGCAAAAACTTAATATCAGCGTTCGATATTGCGCCTTTTAAATCTTGTGACGCTGCTTTAGTTAAGTCCGCACTTAGTGAAGACAGTATTTGTAAACCGGAATTAGACCATTTAACTACCCCTCCAACAGTACTGAGAATTAACCCACCTGTATCCGTTTTTGACATTTGTTCTGAGAAAGCATCAAGTTTCTGTATGGCAGTCGTACTTTTTTCAATGCTTTCAGAAGCCTCTTTAAACAGTTTTTGCCCTGCATCGGTCGAGAGAAAATCACTTCGTTTAGCTTGGGCTTCTGCGGCTGCAATTGCACCTCTAAAGTTACGATCTTTTTCAGCTTCTCTGCTATTCCACTGTTGCGACAAAACTCTAGCACGTTCACGGTCTTGACGTTCAAGTTCCGCTTGCTTCGCTTCAAACTGTCGCTGAATACCAGCTTGTCCTGCTTGAAAGTTTCGCTGAATACCAGCTTGCCCTGCTTCAAAGTTTTCTCCAGCAACACGCTCGCTAGTAGTAAACTGTTGACCGTCTTCACGGTCTTGGACTTGATAGTTGCGATCACGCGCAGAACGGCGGTTTTCAAACGCATTTGTAGTGCGAGCCTGACGGTCATTAGCGTATAAACTAAAATTGTTTTGGTATGCTGCATCACGCAAACGTTGATCACGTTCTGTCGCAGCTTCATCAAGTTGAGTTTGCTCAGACAAACCGCGATTGTACATATCTTGTCCTGAAGCACTTTCGTACCTGTTACCATCGGCCATAATACGATATGCGCTGTCGAGTAACCGTGATCGTGTAGGGCCGCGTGCTTCAGGCGCATCGGGGCGTTCAACAGCTTCAGGTTCGGGCGGTAACTCAATTTCAGGGTTAGTTGGCTGCATACCCGCCATTTGAGGCTGTTGCGTGTTTTGCTGTTGGTTAGTTGCAGTATTGGGTTGCCCAAACTTAATCGCTTGCATAGGGTTTAATTTGCGACCCGATGGATCACGATATGTAAAATGCAAATGTGGGCCTGTTGACCGTCCTGTACTTCCTACAGCACCAATAGGTTGACCCGCTTGTACAGTGTCACCTCTTGCTACTTGAAAACCATCCATGTGAGCATAGCCCGTTGTACTGCCATCAGGGTGACGCACAAGTACAGAATTACCACCCCCATTTTTAGTATCGTTCCATGCGCGTATTACTGTACCTTCCGCAGCCGCAAGTACGGGTGCGCCGCGCGGGGCCGCAAAGTCTTGCCCACCGTGAAAAGTGGACGCGCCTTTCGCGGGAGCCTTGCGCGGGCCATACCCGCTAGTTGGCTTACCAGCGCCTGCGAGCGGATCGACAAAAGACACACTCACCCGGTCACCCTTAGTAGGGGCCGGGGTTGAAGCGAAAGGGGGAGGCCGTCTAGGTATGCCTCCCTGCATCGGACCTAGTGAAGCCATCGGTCCGATAGACCCGGAATTGACTGGAGTAAGGGGTTGTGGTGGCATTTGCGGCGCAGGTTGCGGTGCTGGCACCCCAAGAACGGCTGCGGCCTGAGAGGCCATTTGTGGCACGGGCATTGGTTGGGGAACAGGGGCAGGTTGGGGAACAGGGGCAGGTTGGGGAACAGGGGCAGGTTGGGGAACAGGGGCAGGTTGGGGAACAGGGTTACCACTCATACCATCGACGCCACGTTGCTTACGCAAAGCTAGCAATTCCTCTTCTTGCGCGCCGTACTTTTCGTTTTGCCTTTTTGTTATGTATCCGCCTGCAACGCCTTGAATTGCGCGCGCAATACCGTCTGCCCAAGCGTACTTACCGCCAGCTACTGGAGCCGTACTGCTACCAGTACCGACTTGATTTAAAGCAATTTGAGTTAACGGATCATTCTGATACGCTCTAGCAATTTCAGGTATGACAGGGGGTAGCGTCCGTTTACGCTTATCTTGTTGCTGTTGCATTATACACCTTTGCGTAATCGACGAACATTAATCCACCTACCATAACCACCGCTTCTGGGAGCACTTTAAAGACTTCTTGAGCCATGACACCAAACTGTTGCGCGCGACTGCCAAGGTACTTAAACGCATATGTAGCGATACCGTTAGCAAGTACACCGATTGGTTTAATATCCCATTTAACGCGACGATCCGACGCTAATATCGCAGCGCTACCTAACCCTCCCGCCGCACCAAATATACTGCCCAACGCCTGACTGCGATTAGCTTGACTTTGGTTATACTGGTTCATTTGCGCGTTATACTGATTTGTTTTTAAGCCCGCATAATCGGGTGCAGCTACACCCACTTGCGCCACTTGCTGAAACTGAGGGCTGTTAACTTGATTGCCAGACAACAATGCTGCCATTTCGTTAATTGGCATACTGCGCAAATATGCGGCTTCATTAATTTCTTGCTGGCGCGCACTGTTGTTAAACGTAGCTTTAGCTGCACTTTGATTAAAGTATTGATTTTGAGCGTTGTTGTTAAATGCCGCAGCTGACTGGTCTTGTGCAAACTTTTGATTGTTGGCGCTGTTAAACAAATCTGCAATAGATAGCGCTCTTGCTTGGCGTTGGTCTTGTGCCGCGTTTCTAAAAGCACCTTGTGTATTGACTTCATTCTGCCCCTGTTGGCGAGCACCCAGAGCCATACCAAATATGCGTGACTGCTCATTACCGCCAGCCTGTTGCGCGCGATACGCTGCATCGTTATACGCGTCATTGCGGTCACGGTTAAAATTACTTAGTTCACGCCGATACGCATCTGAGTTTTCAGATATTCCTTGCGCTGCAAGGCGTGAACGTGTATCGTCTTCACGTTGGGAGAAAGCCGGGTCTAGGCGCGAAGTCGCTTGACCATATACACTATCTGCAACACGTCGAGCGTCACCGCTAAAGTCATCGATGCCGGGCAACTTCGATAAGTTACTGTAATCTAGGCGATCCTGTATGTCTCCACCTTCATTCCCGATACTATTTTGTACACCGTAGCTTCCAGTAGGCCCACTACTAATACTGTATGGATTACCGCCACCTATAGAAGTTTGTAAAGGTGACATACCGTCATAGCTAAACGCTTTTGACTGTGCGTTCTTAACGTTAGCAACGTTATCGTTGGCTAACTTACTCATTGCAATCGCCGCGCGATTTCCTAAATCGTACTTAGCTTGTTCGTCGGCACTTAATGTCTGAGTTTGAGACCAACGCGGAGTGCCATCCGCGTTGGTGCCGTTTTGCGAATACGTTAAACTGCCTTGTGGGGTATATTGATCAATTCGGTTCAAGTTCGCTTGCGTGATCGCGCTGTCCTTGTTCAGGCCCGCTTGCGCTTGTGCTGTTTGAACGGGATCGGGAGCCGCTGGGGCCTTTGGTCCTGACTTCTTTCCCATTTAAACTTTCCCCATTATTTTCAGATAGATACCGACACTCTTTAGCCAATAGACCGTATATTAGAGCGTCTTTAAATCCGTCGTAACCTAATCGCAAATTACCTTCAAGAACAAAACCCAATCCCTCTAGAAACGTTCTTGCAGCTTTGTTTTGCTTTGTAGTTATGCTAGTACATCGCACACAATTAAGCTGATTAAAAATGTACGAAAAGATTGCGCGCAACACACTAGGACGCCACGCCGCGCTAGTTTCCGTTGCGCATGATATTTCGCAGTCTGTGCCACGAAAGTTAGATATAACAATTCCAGCAACAAAGTCATCTTTGTCACTTATAACCATCATAGCTTGGTACGATCCCGGTTGCAACGACATGCCCGTTTTTTCCATAACGTACTGCGCGACAATTTCAGTATATTCCCCTGCGGGTGCGGCTATCATAGTAAAACAATTCCTTTTGTCTTACCGCAAACTATTCGTGTGGAGTACCATTTAAGCGGTTCGGTTTTTAAAGAAGTTCGCAACCATACAGAAGCTGTAAACCCTATTTTACCAAAAGGTACGGTAAAGTTTTGAGTTAATCCTTCTCCAGCCCAACCGTCAACATCCCATGTTGACGTATCCCAAGCACTATTTGGAGACGTTGTAAGCGTACCTGCATAGTCTGGTTCATCATCTTCAAAATTTACGTTTAGTTCGGCTGATATTGGTGGCGCACCGTCGGACTGCACAATAAAAGTAGCAAAATGAAACTGCTTATCAACTGAACCCATGCCGTAGCCGTCATCAAAATAATTGTACGCTTGCCTACAATCACACTTAATCTCTGCACCGTCGTCCGTGTTACCTTCATCGGCAAGCATAACTTTACCGTCAAACGTACCAAAGTACAAGCGAGAATTAAGTATGACCCAACATATTCCATTTTGATTTGTAAATCTTGTCCACGCGTTCGTGTTAGTATTCATTACAAACTGATAATACGGTCCAGATGTACTACTTGTCGCAGGTGCATTTACAACTAGCATACCGCTGCGCGAATATAATTCAGCAGTCCAACCGTGAGTACCAGCATTACCTGATAAAGACGTCCACGCTTTACCTAGTTTGGCGCTAAGGTACTTAGTATTTGCACCATCCTCGCCGAGCATACGTATCTGGGTTAGAGATATAATGCCTTCTGCGGATATTATAAATAGGTCTGAGCGGTAATTAAACCAACCTTTGCGGCCAATAGGTGGTGGTCCGTAGTATCTTCCAACAAGCGACCACGTATTTGCACCGCCGGGATTTGTCCCGGAGTACATAATATATTCACCTTCGCTAGTCATAAACACTATGTAGTCGTTAGGGCCAGTACCCATACTTTCTTGAGACCACGATGCGATACCAACTAGACTTCCGCCGTTCTTAGCGATTTCTGCTAAATCAAAATACGACGCGGCACCCTGTACGTTGCCTGCCGCAAGGTAGTAAAAACCTAATTGTCCGGCTTGCGCAAAAAACAAACGACCTTTAAAGCTATGTGAGCAAATTAACGTGTTCTGCGAACCTGTAAGACCTGTTATTGCTAAATCGGTAATCGCAGTGCCGTCGTATCTAAAAGGTGCATCTGCACCAGACAAACATATTAAGACATTACCCCCAGCGTTAGAAAACATAGTCGAAGTTATGCGATTTGACGACCTACCAGTCCGCATTGCGGCACCAACAGCCCCGCCTGCGGTCACATCATATATGTTGCCGCCAGAAAAAGCAAGCATTTTAGTTGACGCGCCACCTGCAAACACTTCTAAACTCTCAACAGGTCCCGGCATGCCTGTTGCATACGAAACCCTACCTTTGCGCGTATCAACGGTTGTACTGTTTGGAAACCAATTATCCATCAAAAAAGCGTCATTTGCGGGCATGTCCGCAATACCATCATAACCGTTTAACCCCCCAACGGGTGCAGGGATGTTAAACGGTTTTGCTTTCATACCGCGCTGAGGTCTGCGAAGGGCAACCATTAGGAGCCGTATCCAAACTCAGGCACAAACCCGTTCGGGAGTTCAGGTACGTCAATCATGTTACGAAACGCAACTGGCATAGAGCCCGCGGCAAGTTGCTGCGCAAACACTCTCTGTTTTGTAATTTCGTAATCGTTGAAATCTTCTGAATAATCTAGACCTTTAGCGTGCTTAATACGCCATTTAAGCCCTTTGCGCACCACACTCTCTGGGATTATTGAAACATCTGTATCTGCGGTATAATTTTGGGCGAAATTGCCGCCTGTATCTTTTACACGGTTAGACGTAACATACTCCAAAACTATGTTTTCAACTGTCATGGGTTTGGGGGTGAGGACAATGCTCAGTGGGTTTCCAAAAATACGAAACTTATATCTTCCAATCTGAGAAGGCAGCGAGTTTCTGTTTCGGTACCAATCCGCACTACTCAGAGAGCCTCGCAAAGCATAGTATTGACTAGCAACGTAAGCGCTGTCCGTGACTATGCGGTTAAAGTTGGCGGGGA